CGTTGCTCGTCAATGGCATGGGGCAACTGACCAAGAACTTGAACAGGTGCTACATCTCGATGGCAACACAATCCGACCAACTCGCGGAAGCCTAGTCAAAAAAGGTTTAATCCATGATTCAGGCACAACTCGTAAAAACAACAAAGGAAACGACTGCATCGTTTGGGTAGTCACAGAGGAAGGAATGCTCCTATGAGCGACAAGAGCAAAAAGTTCGAACCCCCTATGGGTTGGATTGTAGAAGTAAATCACCAGCAGGTGTCTGTACATCGCGTAGCCGAACAACTCAATGTCAGCGAATATAATCTCGCGAAAGCATTGGAGAATGCAGGTTACAAGCTTGTGCCTGACCAAATGGATGTCATGTCGGATACAGCCAAGATTATCTTGAAATCAGGAGAGACTCCAAAAGTCAATCTTACGGCGGTACCAGATGAAGACTAGAAAGAAAAAGGCGAAGTCATATCACCTTGCTATTGAAGTAGATGAATTGTGGTACGCAATCCTTGGTCAAATCTCACAACATCAAGAAGGTTTTATTTGGCTTGAAGTCCATGAGGTAAAACAATGAGCCAGATAGTCACTCCTGCGCAGGTTGAGAAGCGACTTTACGATTTGTCCAAAGACATCGACGATGTTCAACGCAACCTCGAAATAATCGAAAAGACATATTATGAAACCAAAGCGGCGTATGAAATTGCGCTTGCTAAAACACGCATGACCTATGCGAGCAAGAGCGCTCCTAACGGCAAGAATTACACAGTACAAGAACGCGAAGATATCGCTCTGATAGAGAATGAAGATTTGCATTTCCAACTGGCTTCCGTTGAGGCTACGGTGCGCGCTATCCGTGGAAAAGCTTCTGCCGTGCGACAGCAAGTAGATGTCGCTCGTTCTATCGGCACTTCAGTTCGGGCGGCGGTGGATATTTCATGAGCGAAGAAACTCAGGAACATTTAGAGCAGTCCGTCATGGATGCTTTCATAGACGCCTATTTGAAGAAGAACCCAGAACTGACCAGAGAACAAGCGCTCCAGAAGATTCGTGAATCATCTTGAATCCAATAACAATGCATGACCAAGCCTTAGCGTTTATTGCGACTGATTCTTATATGTTGATGATAGATGGCAAAGTCTCTTACGAGATTTTGGCTGAACAGTTTGAAGGTTATTGGCGCGCAACTATCGCCCAAGAAATGGCGGCACAACTAATCATCATCGACCATGAGGAGAAGAACCTGCCGTATCCCACTCGCCGCAAAATTATCAAATCAATTTGGAGTCACCATGAATGATTTACAAGTTCTGCTCACCAAATCGCTAACGGCTTATGACCGCAATCGCGATAGAAGCAAGCAGGTTGAAATTGGACCGAGTTCTGTTGGCGGTTGCCGCAGACAGGTTTATTACCACTTGACCGAGCAACCCACTACAAACCCCGATACAGAAGCCCTAGCCGCTATCCTCGGAACCTTTATCCACGCCGGAATCAGCGAAGCCATCAAGAGGGAAGACCCATTTGGCGACAACTTTCTGATTGAACAAGCTTTTGAATACGACGGGTTGAAAGGTCATGTGGATTTATTTATCCGCGATGCCGGACTCGTCGTAGATTGGAAGACCACGAAGAAGAAGTCTCTGCGTTATTTCCCTAGCGAACAGCAACGCTGGCAAGTCCAGTTATACGGATGGCTTTTAAGCAACAATGGCTACGAGGTCAAAGAGGTTGCGCTAGTGGCTATTGCTCGCGATGGCGACATGAACGATATCCGCACCCACACAGAACCCTATGACGAGGCTATTGCCAAAGATGCATTGGCTTGGTTAGGCTCTGTGCAGAAGCTTGCAGCGTATAGAGAGATGCCACCAGCAGAGAAATACGCAGGTTTCTGCGCGGCATATTGTCGCTACTACGACGCTTCGGGGGAAATTGGATGTCAAGGTACGACAAAGTAAATTGGGAGAATGCGGCTTGCCGTGGCTTGCCGACGAATCTCTTTTATGTCGTTGAGGAATTTCGCCCCAGCAGAACTAAAGATTTCTTTGATGTGTCAATTATCAAACGCATTTGTTATGCCTGTCCGCTTTGGCGGCAATGCTTACAGTACGGGTTGGTCGATGAAGACTATGGCGTGTGGGGAGGTTTGCTGACGGCAGAGCGTAAAGCCCTAGTTGCTGGCGAGCCTTCCCCTATTTTCTCTAGGGTGATACAAGAATTGTTCGATGCCGGAATCGCGATTCAGGAAATACAGGAGGTGTTAGATGAGTATCCGCGTGATGAGCGAAGTCTGGAGAACCAAGCTTCCGACTAGCGAGAAGATGGTTTTGCTCGTCATCGCCGACCACGCAAGCGACGAGGGTGATAATGCTTGGCCATCTCAGGCGACAATAGCCGCAAGAGCCAGTTGCACGATTCGGACAGTCCAGCGGTGCGTCAATAATCTTGTCCGCGAGGGTTATGTCCGCATGGAAAAAGGCGCAGGTGGCTCTGCAAACTGCCGAGACGATAGACGACCACACCGATACACAATCAACCTAGCGAAACTACGGGGCGACAAATTGACACCCCGTAAGGAACTACGAGACGACATTGACGACGGAGACGGGGCGACATCTGCGACGGATACGGGGCGACTTTCGCGACCAATGAATCATCCTATTGAACCACCCAAGGAAACACCCTTCGATTCATTTTGGAAGGCTTACCCCAAGAAGATTGCCAAGAAGGCGGCGCTAAAGGCATGGACGCAAGCCATTAAGGACACCGACCCTGATATAATTATCGCGAGCGCCCAAGCTTTTGCCAACGACAAGACCCGACAAGATGCCTTCACCGCCTACCCAGCGACATGGCTCAACGCCGGAAGATGGATGGATGAGGTTACGGTTGCGAAGCCGCCTGTGGTTGTAGATAAATTCAATGCGCGAGAGTACGAAGCCGCCAAAGCCAAAGCCGTACCCATGCCCCAAGAAGTTAAAGATTTGCTTGCACAGATTACGAATAAGCATTACGATTAGGTTAGTGATTCAAGACACTTGGAGGTGTTATGACACAAGCCCTAGTCCAGCCGTCACAGGTGTTGTGCGGCGACAGAGTTATTATCAACAAGCAGATTTATTCTGTGAATTCTATGCAGGGTCCAGACATGCATGGCGTTTATGACGCTTACCTACAAAGCGAAAATGGCGCGACGCATAAAATTATTTCTGAGCCTGTCACAATTATTGTGTGATTGAGTTCAGAGCCGTAGGAGCGCCCGTTCCGCAAGGCTCCATGAAAGTAATCAACGGGCATGTTTTGCATTCCCAAGGGAGTGCGCTCGCGGTTTGGCGTTCGGCTATTGCATGGGCGGCTAAACAGGCTGGAGCGACCATTTCAGACCAGCCCATAGACATCACAATGGTATTTATTATGCAACGCCCAAAGTCCGTTAAACGCCCCCTGCCGTCCGTAGCGCCCGACCTTGACAAGCTTGTAAGAGGCGTACTAGACGCTCTTACTGGAATCGCCTACGCAGACGACAGCCAAGTAGTGAGTATCCACGCTCACAAGATATACGGCGCTACTCCCGGAGTAGAGGTGCGACTCGCCGAAAAAATAATTGGCTAGGGGTAGTCAAACCGTAATGTCATAGGGCATAATTATCTCGACGGGTTCGCAAGGCGCGAACTAGGGAAGGTAAAAAAATGGCTAAGAAGCGTGTTCAGAAGTGTTGGGATTGCGGCAAGATATTTGCTGAGTCTTACCAATTATTATTGCATTACGAATTTCATCGCGGCGAACCAGTTGTGCGACAGGCTGGTTGCTTTTGCGGTCAAGATTACGATATCCGTCGCGGTTCATGCATCAGTTGTGGATTTGTTCACAGCACAGGTTGGCGCGTAATCAACGGAGAGGCGGTTACTAAATGACATTCGATTGTGTGGGTGCTTTAGCCAATGTTATTCGCATCAGCGCTGGCAATTACAAAACTCCATGCGGTGCTTTCTACATCTCAAATTACATGGGTGCTTGGACAGTTCAAGAAGATGAAGACCACTACACAGATTTCCGCACACTACGCGAAGCACGCGAATATGTCGCAGAAGCGTTGGTGCACAATGGCTAATTTGATTAAGAACCTGAAAGATTTCCGATGCAATAACTGCGGCATCGAATATCAGTCTCTGCACGCTTATCAGCATGTAGTTCTTGGCGTGGTATGCAACGACTGCATGAATGTTCAAGTTACAGATAGTAAGTGGGCATAACAATGAGTTACGAACAGTCTTTAGAGACTTTGATTAAAGTCATGGTTGAAAGCGGATACACGCAAGAACAGGCGGTTGCATTCGCCTTGAATTTGAACAAAGAAGTAATTACACCTAAGACGGAAGGCAAATAAATGAGAATGGAACGCAAGTATGTGCGCCGCCGCCGAATCACCGCAGTAATCTTATTTCTCGCGGTATTTGCTGGCTTGAATTACATTACGATACCGAAAGAGTGCCGCGTGTCGGTCGAAGAAATGAGCCAATTCTGCAAGGAGATACGATTCCCATGAGTCAATTTACAATACGCAGTTGCTCTGACACTTGTTCCAAGCTTACGAATGTATTTCCCGAAGGTGAATTAGAGCGTTTGTCCAATGCCATGGCGCATCAAGTAAATACTTTGTATTACTGCGGTCATTGTAATAATGGTCGCAATGAATGGTCTATCAATCAAATGTTATTCGACCTTGACAATGAAATGGCTGTGACACCTTGTTGCCATACCGAAGCGACTGAAGCGCTGAAGTGTTATTGCGCCGAAGAAGCTTGTGAAGCAGACGACGATAGCCTCGCAAAGCAAGAACGCCTTAATTATGTCTGGAGCCAATCATGAGTCGCAAATTGGCTAAACCCGAAGATAATGGCAACGGCGTACAGGGTTACGAGCCGAAACCGACTAACTCTAAACACGCAGATAACACTTACAACGGCTGGAAGAACCGCGCTACTTGGAATGTCAGCCTATGGCTTAATAACGAATATGCGATTTATATGGGCGCAGTTGAGTTTATGAAAGATTACACAGGTAAGCGCCCGTACATAGATTTCTGCAAAGACTCCGGATTAGACACCCAAAGAACGCCAGACCGCATTATGTGGATAAGCGACCAATTAGATTACGCCGAACTCAATTTGATGATGTGGGAACTTGCGCCCGAGGGCGCTCGCAAGCTTGGATAATTACTGACTATGAGCGTTAAAGCGATTGCACGATTGCTAAGGCTGGTCATGACCCGTTCCGTCACCCTTACGGTAGCCAGACCTGCGCTCCCACCCTTATCCCCGTCTTAACCTTTCTACGGGGATAAGGGTCAGTATTTCATGTAAACTTAATCAGTCCGCTATCGCTCGTTAAGGAGAACGAAAATGGAAGAAAATATCAATCGTTGTACAGGTTGCGGCGCGCAGATTTGGAAAAAGAATATCTGCGCCTATTGTCCAGAGGAGCCAAAGGCTTAAAGGTTAGCCTTCTCCGTAAAGTCCTCTTAATAGCCCTAGTGGTTGGACTTTGCAATTCTTTTACTGCGCAAGCAGTCGCACCTGTGGTGACTGAATCTATGCGTGCCCAAGTCAATCCAAAAGCTTTTGCCTATATCCGCGTGATGGAGCAATGGGAAAGTCAACGCGAATATAAATGCCTCGTTGAATTATGGGAGCGCGAAAGCCGTTGGAATCCTGCGGCACACAATAAGAGTTCCGGCGCTTTTGGTATTGCGCAGTTTATGCCTTCGACATGGGCTAATTACAAACTGCCTTACAAGCCTAAGTCGGCTAGCGTTCAGATTACGGGTGGGCTACGATACATCTACAAGCGTTACGGGTCGCCTTGCGCGGCTTGGGCGTTTTGGCAAAAGCAAGCAAAACGGGGCAACCCTTGGTATTAGGAGCGTTATGGACAAGAAGCTTGTGCAACTCGTTCAAGAGCGCGCTAATGGATATTGCGAGGTCTGCGGCGGCGTAATGCACGAGCAGGGAGCGCTACATCATCGCAAACTCAAATCTCGCGGCGGTAAAGACACGCTCAGTAATTTAATCTACATACATCACGGGTGCCATAATCTGAAAACAGATAGCATTCATCTCAATCCTGCGCTCGCTGAAAGCAAAGGTTGGATGGTGGCAAGTTGGCAAGAACCGCACGAAACACCTTTCGTCATGCCGGACGGCGGCTTCGCATTACTGCTTGACGATGGCACAATCAAAAGACTAGGAGAAGGCAATGGCAATTAATCAAATCACAATCGAAGGCAATGTAGGTAGCGACCCAGAAATGAAATTCACTCATGATGAATCGCTGGCTAGTTTTTCGCTTGCGCATACACCTTGGAGCAAGACCAAAGGCGAAGGCGAACCGATGTGGTTCCGCATTACATTTTGGAGTCGCAAAGCAGATTCCGTTATGGATAATGTCAAGAAAGGCGACAAGCTTTTGGTTATCGGTTCTTTCAAACACTCCACATATACCGACAAAGAAGGCGTAAGCCGTTCATCACTAGACATTACCGGAAGTGAATTTGCTATTTTGCCTCGTAATGCGAAGAATAGCGCACCTCAGAAGACAGAAGCAGAGGTTGCACCTTGGTAGAAGAATTGTGGAGTTCCAATCAGACCGCCGAATATCTTGGAGTTACGATAAATAACTTAAGACAGATTCAGCATCGCGGAACATTGCGATGGGTCAAGCGCGAATGGCGTTCAGTTTATTACAGGGCTGATGAAGTTCGCGATTACCATGCCAAGCGAGAAGCGCGTAAGGCGAGGTAGTCTGTATGTATGACTATTCTCATAACCGAAGAAGTGACGCTCGCTGACATAGATGAAGCGATGCAACATATTCAGTTATTGCTTAGTGATACACGCATAAACCCAAGACGGAGAAATTTGTTGTTGTCAAGCCTAGATGATTTGTTAGACGCTAGGCTCGAACTATCACCAAAGAAGTGGTAATGTAATTCTAGGAGGCTCAAATGGAAATTGTTAAAGTTGCTGTTGAAGAATTACACCCGTACCCAAATAATCCGCGCAAGGGTAATATCAGTCTCATCGCGGAATCGTTAAGTAATTACGGACAATATAAACCGATTACTGTCAATAAGCGCAATAACCAAATCCTCGCTGGTAATCACACTTTCCAAGCCGCAAAACATCTTGGTTGGTCGGACATCGCAATTACTTATGTAGATGTCGATGATGCAACCGCCGCAAAGATTGTGGCGATAGACAACAAGACCAGCGACACGGGCGGTTACGACACCAGCAAGCTTCTAGAACTCCTAGACGAGTTACCTGACCTTATCGCCACGGGTTACACGGACGACGACATCGATTCATTGAAGGCTTTGATGGACGAAGAAGCGACTCCCGACCTCGGTAGCAATATGCACGCGGCACCTAAAGTTGGTGAAACAGGACTCAGTAATGTGAATATCGGCACATCTCTAGCCGAATACGCAGAACGCTACGCGCAGAAGACCACCAGAATGCTGATGATGGATTACGAAAACACGCTTTATATTTGGCTTGTTGATAAACTTAGCGAATACCGAGCCGCCAATAACATTGTCAGTAACGCTGATGCCATAGTCAGTCTTGTGGAAAATGTATCAGGCGAGAAAGCACCCAGAGAATGAACCTAGCAGAATTACCTATCATCAAAGTCAATCGCGTAATGTCCGAAGATGACGCTAGCGCGCTGGTCGGAACAATGGTTGATGAAAAAGAAGCTAATTGCACCGAGGCTGGTATTTATGTAGATGCCGAAACCGAAGAAATTATTTTTGTTTATTTCCCAATGGAAGAAGAAGTAAATCTGCTCCGGCGCTCAGTTCTCAACATCAAGTACGGTTCGACCAAACGGCAATCTTTAGGCATTGAAAACTCCTCACGCACTTTCGGAATGGCACCACGCAAGGTTTATCAACGCAGAGAATCTTGCCGCCCAACAACTTTGGCTCATGAGCAGCCCAACGAACACGCAGTCTTGATTGCTTTCGCAGAGAAGTTTGCCGCCATGTTCAAAGAGTTCGCTCCTGAGATTTACGAGCGCGATGTAAAAGCACTAGCCGATGCAGGATTAGATGACGAATGGCGAATGACGGACGACGCCCTATGGACTAGCGGCGTAGTCAATAAATCATCAACTTTGCCTTACCACCGCGATGGGTTTAATTTTGCCACTTGGAGCGCGATGCCCGTAATTCGTAGAGATATGCGCGGCGGTTATCTGCACCTACCAGAATACGACTTCACCTGTTCTTGCCGCGATGGCTGGGTAACTTTCTTTGCTGGGTACAAATATGTCCATGGCGTAACACCTATGACGCCAATGAAGGAAGATGCCTACCGCTACTCGGTGGTTTATTACGCATTACGCGGCATGAAAGATTGCTTCACTTACGCAGTCGAAACTGCCAAGGGTGCCGAGAACCGCACCAAGCGAGAAGAACAAATGGTGGCAGTCCTCAAAGGAGATACGGAACTACAGGTCGGAAAGAAGTAACATGATAATTGGATATAGGCGTGTATCCGGAAGATTGCCTCTGACTACCGATGAAAAAGGCGCTCGCGGCACTTGGCTCGAAAAGCGATTAGCACTTATCGCAAGCTTGGAGCGGCGCGGTCATTTGTTCCGTTACCTCAGCGCTCCTACCATCAACAGCGAGGCGGTAGGTTACAAAAAGGAACCTTTGGGAACTTGCGATGTATTATTCCTAGAGTTCGGCGGCGCGAATCTATTGTTCAACCGCAAAGCATGGGACGAGACCTTTGCCATAATCCAAGAGCATAAAGGTCGCATTATCTTTTTATGTGACGACCCTGACCTGCCTTTCCTCTGGAAAGAATTGCCAGACGAAGATTGGTCGCGCTGGACTTGCGCCGTCAATGCGTCACAGATTGAGCCGACCCGACTCAAGTTAAGTATTCCGATTCAGGCTCAGATTGTAGATACACCATTCCACGCTTTGTTAGAACAGCAAGAATTCCACGATGGGGATAAGCCCACAGCCATCTACTTTGGACGCCCCAACGGACGCATGAAGTCGATTACGCCCTATCTACAAAGCGGCATGGTAACTATCGCTGGCAAAGCCGACGAATGGAAAGACGATTCCTTAAAACTGGTTACGCCACCAGAACAGAAGGAACGCTCAGGCTGGTATAAACAATGGCGCGCTTGCTTCGCCATGTACGACGCTAAGCACGCAATTACAGGTTGGCGCACAGGCAGGGCATATCACGCTTTACTGGCAGGAATTCCGGTAGCCGCACCCTATGGCAACCCTGCGTTGGATTGGACATGGAAAACCGACAGCCCAAGAGATTTAGCCGAACTCCTGAAGTTAGATGCCGACAAAAGAAAAGCAATCCACGAACAACAGGTGCAAGCTTGTGCGGTAAAGTTTCCGTTTGAGGCGTTAGGACTTTGATAGGTTTTGACATAGACGGCGTATTAGCCGAAAAGCCACCAGCATCAGATAAAGCATGGGGCAAGATGAACGGGACAGAGCGTAAAGCGCGCAAACAATTCCTGCTCCAATGGTACAGAGACGCTGAGCCGCTTTACCCAACCATAAACGAACCCTTTGTAGCCATTAGCGCCAGAAAAGATGAAGTTGAAATTAGAGCGATTACTGTCGGTTGGCTCAATCACCATTACCCACAGGTACAAGAACTCGTACTGCTACCGATGAGCAGGTCTATTGAGAATGTGGTTCGATTTAAGAGCGCGGCGTTAGTAAACTATCAGATTACGGACTTTACCGAGGACAACAAGAAGGTACTCAAAGGGATAGCGGCTCACGAATTAGATTGCCGCCTTTGGTTTTGGGAAAAGGGAATGCCTGAGCGAGTTGCGTATAATTTGATTTGAGATAAATTAAGCGTATGACAGGAAAAATCGCAGACGCTGACGCTAAGCAATTAGCAAAGCAGGAAAAGGCTGAAAAGATTATTGAGTTGCGCAGGACAGGGGCGACTTGGGAACTTATCGCTAAAGCAACAGGTTACGCCAACCCTTCCGGCGCTTACAAGGCTTACCAAAAGATTCTAGAGAGCATGGTGTTTCCCAAGCTTGAAGAATACCGACACATGGAACTTGACCTTTATGACAGGTTGCAGTTAAGTGTTTATGAACGCGCCAAGAATGGCGATATGCGCGCTATTGAAACTATCTTGAAGATAAGCGATAGACGCAGAAGCATTATCGGCTTAGACGCACCAAGCAAAATTCAAGCGGAGGTAATTACTTATGACGGCGCAATCCTTGAACAGCATACCGCCCGAATCGTTGAAATGGTACGACTCTCTCGGGAGCCGCAGGGCGACATGGGCAGCGGAACTGGCGAGACCAGAGCAATTACCGACGGAGACTGACGACTGGACTACTTGGCTATATCTCGCTGGGCGTGGTGCTGGTAAGACTAGGACTGCGGCTGAATGGATTGCATGGCAAGCGATAACCAAGAACAACACTCGCTGGGCTGTTGTTGCACCTACCTTCGGCGATGTGCGCGACACCTGTGCCGAGGGAGAGTCAGGGTTGCTACCAATCCTCCGGCAATACGGAGTTCTTGATTATTACAACAGAACGATTGGTGAAATTAGATTATTAAACGGAAGCCGCATTAAGTTATTTTCGGCTGACGAACCTGACCGCCTTCGCGGTCCACAGCATCATGGTGCATGGTGCGATGAGTTAGCGGCATGGCGTTACGAGGACACCTATGACCAGTTGCAGTTCGGTCTGCGCTTAGGAGAACACCCTCGCGTGATAATTACGACAACGCCTAAACCTGTTCCGCTTATCCGGAAATTAAGCAGTCGTAAAGATGGCACAGTCAAGCTTGTGCGCGGAAGCACATTCGACAATGCGGCAAACCTAGCGCCGCAAGCATTGATTGAATTACAGGCACGCTATAACGGCACTCGCCTCGGTAGGCAGGAACTCTACGGAGAATTGCTAGAAGATGTTGAAGGTGCATTATGGACTAAGAATTTAATTGAACGGAACAGAATTACCGAACGACCACCTCTTGCCCGTATTACTGTCTCTATTGACCCTGCTATCACCAACCATAAAGACAGCGATGAAACTGGCATTGTAGTTTGCGGTAGCGACTCTCGCGGCTTCGGTTATGTCCTTGCCGATTATTCTTTCAAAGGCTCGCCATTGGAATGGGCGCAAAAGGCGGTGGCAGTATTTAACGAATGGAAAGCAGACAGCATCTTGGTGGAAGTGAACCAAGGCGGCGACATGGTCAGCGCGGTTCTACGCCAAGTGAACACAAGCTTGCCTATCCGAGAAGTCCGCGCCCATGTGGGTAAAAAGTTGAGAGCCGAACCCGTCGCGGCGATGTACGAACAGGGTAGAATTAAACACATTGGCGTATTTGAGCAACTTGAAGACCAAATGGCTACATGGACACCAGAGTCCTCAGATTCGCCAGATAGATTAGACGCAATGGTGCAAGCATTTTCTGATTTACTAGGAACTAGCAATGTATTGAATTACTTCAATGCTTTAGCGAATTTCTGTCCGAACTGTGCCTTGCCGATGCCGAAGTCAATGGCGCATTGTAGTAAATGCGGAACCGCTATGATTAGCGCGGAGAATTGAGGTTTAGATGATAGCGTCAGGCTACGACACAATAATTGACCAAGGCGCTGATTGGTATATCAATTTTGTTTGTCAAGACCCAGACGATGCACCAATCAATCTAACAGGTTCTACTGCGGCTTTACAGTTGCGTTCGCTCCCCGATGACCCTACTGCGGTATTAACTTTAACAACAGAGAACAATGGAATCGCAATTACTGGCGTCGATGGTTTAATCGCTGTTCACGCAACATCTACGCAAACTAACGCAATCATTACTGGTATTTATTATTATGATTTAGAAGTAACCATTTCAGGTACAATAACTAGAATTATCCAAGGACAAGTAACTGTATCGGCACAGGTGACACGATGACTCCAACTCCAAACACAGGCATCACTACAGTCGTAGTTCAGTTTCCGGGTCCACAAGGACAGCAAGGTGCGCAAGGCGTTCAAGGTCTTTCAGGTGGAGCAGTTGCACAAGGCGTACAAGGTCCACAAGGTATTCAAGGTGGTGGCTTTAATCAAGCACAAGGCACACAAGGCGTCCAAGGAACAACAGGCACACAAGGTTTAGATGGAAGCGCCGGAGCGCAAGGCACAATCGGTGGACAAGGTGTTCAAGGTCTAGATGGCATTCAAGGATTCACCGGAACACAAGGTGTTGATGGTGCACAAGGATTAGAAGGCGCGCAAGGCTTAATCGGCGTACAAGGTGTTCAAGGATTTGAAGGAACACAAGGTTTTACAGGTATTCAGGGAACTGATGGTTCACAAGGCACAGAAGGTGCGCAAGGATTAGCTGGCGTACAAGGCTTTGATGGTGTGCAAGGTTTTGATGGTGCGCAAGGTACCGATGGTGCGCAAGGACTGCAAGGTTTAGACGGAGCGCAAGGATTTGATGGCGCGCAAGGTTTAATTGGTATTCAAGGAACAGATGGCGCACAAGGCATCGAAGGAATGCAAGGCACAACAGGTGCGCAAGGACTCACAGGCATTCAAGGTGACCAAGGTGCGCAGGGTGTTGAAGGCGCACAAGGTTTAGAAGGAACACAAGGAATTGTCGGTATTCAGGGAGACCAAGGCGCACAAGGCGTAGAAGGCGCGCAGGGTCAAACAGGCACACAAGGTTTAATCGGTATCCAAGGCGAAATTGGTTTACAAGGCGTTCAAGGCTTAGACGGAATCCAAGGCACAGACGGATTACAAGGGATAATCGGCGCACAAGGCTTTGATGGTGTTCAGGGATTTGACGGAACGCAAGGAATTGAAGGCGCGCAGGGAACACAAGGCATTCAGGGAAGCTTGGGAATCCAAGGTTTTGATGGAGCACAAGGTTTCGACGGAACACAGGGATTAACGGGCGCACAAGGTACCGACGGCACACAAGGATTAGAGGGTGCGCAAGGTACACAGGGCGTACAAGGTCACGATGGTATTCAAGGCATCGAAGGTATGCAAGGTACCGAAGGTCGTCAAGGAACTGTTGGCGCACAAGGTTTCGAAGGTATCCAAGGTGTTGAAGGCTTACAGGGATTAGAAGGAACACAGGGTACACAAGGTATTCAAAGCGCTATCGGCGCACAAGGAACCGAGGGTATCCAAGGATTAACAGGCGCACAAGGTTTCAACGGAATCCAAGGTGTTACAGGTTCACAGGGCATTGAAGGCATCCAAGGAACCGATGGAGCGCAAGGAACACAAGGTGTCCAAGGTGCAATTGGTAGCCAAGGCATCCAAGGCTTAGATGGCACCCAAGGTGTACAAGGTATTACTGGTGCGAGCGGTACATCATCATCTATTTTTGATTATGTAGCGCAAACTACTTCACAGACACCACCGCCTAATAGTGGTGACATTCAATGGAATAACGCCACACAAATTTCTGCAACAAACATTTATGTATCTCATTTAACAGATGCAAGTGTGGACATTGATTTTCTATTAGCAAACATTAAAAATGGTGACATCTTCTTTATTCAAGATAGAAACGACTCTGCTAACTATCAAGAGTGGCAAGTGAATGGCACACCTTCATCTGTTACTAATAGTTACTTTACTTTCCCTGTTGCATTGCTTGATTCAAGCGGAACAGGTACAACAAACTTTGCAAACAACCACAACATTTCTCTTATTACGCAGAGCGTCGGTGTGCAAGGAACAACTGGTGCACAAGGAACTATTGGCGCTCAGGGAACAACAGGTTTGCAGGGCATTCAGGGGACTGAAGGTACACAAGGCACAACTGGAACTCAAGGATTAGTCGGCGCGCAGGGTCAGACAGGTTCGCAAGGCATCGAGGGAATCCAAGGTGTTGAAGGTGCACAGGGAACAGAAGGCATTCAAGGCGTAACTGGCAGTCAAGGAACAACTGGAACTCAGGGAGCAATCGGCTCACAGGGATTACAGGGAGTCCAAGGTCAGAACGGAACTCAGGGCATAACAGGTGCGCAGGGCGCAGAGGGTATGCAAGGCATTGAAGGTGCACAAGGTCATGAGGGAACTCAGGGTACCGATGGCATTCAAGGCATCACAGGCGCACAGGGAACACGCGGTATTCAGGGAATTATTGGAAGCCAAGGTACAGAAGGATTACAAGGAACTCAGGGAACAGAAGGTGCGCAGGGAACTGCTGGTGAAAATGGTTCTCAGGGTACAACTGGCGCACAAGGTATTGAAGGTTTACAAGGTGTGCAGGGAAGCTTGGGAACACAAGGCGCAACAGGTTCACAAGGAACTGTTGGCGCTCAGGGGATACAAGGTTCAACAGGTAGCCAAGGTGCAATCGGCACACAAGGTGCACAGGGAATCCAAGGCACAACTGGTATTCAAGGTGATTTTGGTTCTCAGGGTGCAACTGGTACAACAGGTGCACAAGGTATTCAAGGAACAACTGGTATCCAAGGTGATGTTGGTGCGCAAGGTACAACTGGTAATACAGGTACACAAGGCACAACTGGTATCCAAGGCAATCAGGGAACAACTGGAACACAAGGATTAACTGGTAGCCAAGGAACGACTGGTACACAGGGTGCGAACGGCACACAAGGTTTAACTGGTTCACAGGGAACCGACGGACTTAACGGCGCTCAGGGTACGACAGGTACACAAGGCACCAGCGGAACCAATGGTGCACAAGGTACAACTGGAACTCAGGGTACAAACGGAACCAACGGCAACAACGGCTCACAGGGAACCACGGGTCAGCAAGGAACAACTGGTTCACAAGGCACAACTGGACTACAAGGATTAACTGGAACGCAGGGTACAAATGGTACAACTGGTTCTCAGGGAACTACTGGTTCTTTGCCTACGCTTTCATTTAACGCACAAACAACTGCTTACACACTTGTCGCAGGAGATGTGAACAAATGGGTGACTATGAACGCGGCTACTTCACAAGCAATCACTATCCCAGCGAGCGTGTTCAGCGTTGGACAAGTAATTTATGTACAGCGTTTGGGTGCAGGAGCGGTGCCAATTACACAAGGAGCAAGCACAACTGTTACTTCTAACGGCGCTACTTCATCGGCACCTAATATGCGTGCGGCTTATAGTGCCGCGTCAATTATCTGTACAGGTACAAACACCTTTACAGTCGTAGGAGATATTACTTAACGAACCCAAAGCATGCCGACATCAGCAGTTGGACGCAGACTAGCTTCTCGCCAACCGCCATCTATCCATGCATCTGATGTGAGTTGATGCCAACCTAATAACTGATTGGTGTTATTTGCTTGCAGGTTACCCCATTCTTGCGGTTCTTCTAAATGATTGACGATGTATTGCGCCGCCATCTCTCGGTAACCCAATGTAAATAAATAATCCAACTGGTCTTCGTGTTGATGGATAGTTTCAAATGTCCATTCAAAGCACAGCGTACCGCCGTAGTGACGCGTCATGCCTTTTATCACTTGCCATTCAGCGCCTTCTACATCTATCTTAATTAAATCGGGGTCGCCGTAGCGTTCTGCAAGCTTGTCGATTGTTGTCGTATTGGCTTTGATAGTCCTAAAAGGCTTTCCGGCATAAGGCATGGAATCTTTGGTCAACCATTCCTTGTTCAGCGTAGATAAGCCATCCTCGTCTGCCTCGTAGAACTCTAAACGCTCTCCGTGTGAATTTGAAACTGCATATCGCAGCGGTACCACATTGAGATTGTAAATAAAGTTATTGACTAACTGTGCATAGACTTTTGGAGCCGCCTCTACCGCGATTACTTTGTAACCTTTATTCAATCCAGCCAGCGTTGCGTCACCTCGGTTAGCACCTATATCAAATAGCAACATTGCCTATCCTTTCCAGATTATTACGAACAGCGAGCGCGTATTCCGGCGCTAAATCCATAGCGAATAACTTAGTCAGCAATTCGCGGCTCTCCTCTGGTCTGCCAAGCCACCATGCGCTAACGGCTTTTTCGAACTGCAAACAATATTCGCCGTGATAACCCACATCTATTGGCAACGCAGGGCAATGGCTTTGTGCAAGACCGATGCGCGCCCATGTGTAAGCTTCCTGCCATTGGCTATTGCGTTCACAGAACTGCGCGAGCAAGAAATAACCTTCTGGGCGATAAGGCAAATACGCAACTGCTTGTAATAAACAGTTAGTCACGGTTGCCACGCGGTCATTCTGGTCGTCGAAGCAATGGGCTACCTTCAGTAACGATGTATAAACGAGCGATGGGTGCGTAATTTCGCCGTATTCTGCGGTGCGCAAATAGAAGGAAACAGCCGAAGCAGTTTGGTTTTGCTTCTCGTATTCAACTGCTACCGCGAAATTAAGGTCTGGATTGAACGGGTCATGCGATAATTCGACTACCAATTCCTCAATTTTCATAAGCAAGAGCCTCCATAATCATGTCTTCTACGACTAATTGCGGTACGCGTAATACGAAAGCGGCGTTATCTTGAAAGCCAAAACTCAACAATAAGTCGTCTTGGTACCTAGCCGCGCCTACACAGAACTCTATTCGGGCGTCTAGGAATGTGAACTCTTTAGAGATACCAATAAGGTTCAACTCTTTATCCCAAAGAACTAAGCGATGGCGATAGATAGCATCTTTTTGCTTCAGGTAATTCTTGAACAAATCGACTTCGTGCGTAATCGAAATATACATATTGCCCCAAGGTATAACCTGAGAACTGCCTCGCTGGTCTTTCGGTGCTGGTGCTGTTTGCTTTACAAATACTTGTTCGGTTTTGCCGCTAGGTTCGGCATACACCAATTCTGTCGGCATAGTCCATTTCACAAAGTGATACGGCTTGTCTATTACCGGAACCCAATTCTTCTCGCAATAAGAATCGTCAGGCGCAGGGGCAGGAATACGAACACGGGATATTTCCTTGATTGTCCAAGCTTGTTTGTCGATGGCTAATTCGCTGTATTCCATGCGTCCTACACCATTGGTCGTCGTATCGCGGCGCACACCAACCGCATAATACTTGCCGTGCCATTGCATAAGGCGACAATCTTCTTCCCCCACAAACTCCCAAATCGGTTCAACATCTAATTCTGATGTATCTACCTTGGCGTAATCGGTCATTTCTAAATCTTGATTAAGCCGACAGATGTAATTCGTTGTAACTAATCGGCGGTCTTTTTCTGGGTGCAGATAAGACAAAGGTCCCCAACGGCTAGGGAAGCGTTGATTGTTTTCTGCGTGGTATAGCGTGTAATTAACATGGCGCAGATTGACGAGGATATCACCATCGTCGTCTATAAATATTGACGGATTCATAAGCCCTGTGCCTGAAGTTAGCCCATGCGAAATAACTATTGGCGCTAATTTGCCGCCGTGCGAAACTGCCTTCTCAACTAAGTTCATACGAGTTACCCTACCTCAAAACGGGTGCTATGATAACAACACGCCTGAAATACAAGGGGCAATTCTAAGGAGATACACATGGGTCTTCGTGACCGTATCGCAAAAGCGTTACTACAAGCACAGGCAGAAAAGGCACCTAATCTTCCGGCAGGTTCGGTAACAATGACTGAACAAGAAATGCGGAACCGCGCAGGTGGCGCGATAGGTCAGTCCTATGGATTCTCCGAACCTTTACCTCGTAACCCTTGGCTATCTATGGTGCCATTCGGTCCGGGAAACCCGATTACTCCGGGAGCAATCAATCCTCTACGCGCAGATGGACGCCCAGACCCACGCCGTTACGAATATCAAGTCGCACAGAACATCAACATTACGCCAACACGATTGGTGCCATTCACAACGCTCCGTGGAGCAGCAGACCAAATCGACATCTTGCGCCGTTGCATCGAAACATTAAAATCTAAAGTCTCAAGCTTGGAATGGGACATTGTTCTTGGTAACGATGCTTCCGAAAGAATCGTTGCCGAATCAGGCGGCGACCACATCCGCGCCATGGCGAAGGCTCGCGAGAATTACACCGAGGAAATCAATCGCTTGCGTCAGTTTTGGGAAAACCCAGACAAGTCCAACGGACTTACATTCACAGACTGGATAACTATTGCGTTAGAAGAAATTCTAGTTATTGACGCATGGGCAGTTTGGCCACAAAAAACTGTTGGTGGCGATTTATACGGATTACAAATTCTTGATGGCTCAACTATCAAGCCGCTTCTTGATGACCGAGGTATGCGCCCAATGGCACCAGCACCTGCATACCAACAAATCCTTTATGGTTTCCCACGCGCAGAGTTCTCCGCAAACAGCGACGACCCAGCAACAGATGGTGATTTCACCTCTGATGACTTGGCTTACATGGTCAAGAACCGCCGCACTATCAGCGTTTATGGTTATGGACCTGTTGAAAGAAGCTTGCCACTAGCAGATATTTACTTGCGTCGCCAGCAATGGATTCGCGCTGAATATACCGATGGCGTATTGCCGGAACTTATGTTCACAACAGATGCAACATGGGGAACCAACCCAGACTTGCTACGCGCATACGAGAACATTCTCAATGACGACCTTGCAGGACAAACAGCACAGCGTAAGCGCGCTCGTTTATTGCCACAAGGCATCAATCCTGTAACCAATGATGCTTACGGCGAGAAGTTCAAAGACACGCTAGACGACTTCCTAATCGCCTCTATCTGCGGACACTTTGGAGTTCAGCCAACAGAAATTGGATACACACAGAAGTCAGGTTTGGGTGGCGGTAATCTTGAAAAAGGTAAAGCAGACAGCGCAGACTTCCTCGGAATGCAACCGCTCGTCAACTGGTTGAACAAAATGATTACTAACCTTTCATACGCATACCTTGATATGCCACGCGAACTTGAATTTAAGTTGATGACCAGCAAGCGCGATGATGACGAATCTTCCGCTCGCAAGTCTCAGATTGAAATTATGAGCGCTGGTAAGACAGTCAATGAGCGTCGCTCTGAACTCGGATTACCATTGCTAGACACACCACAAGCCGATATGCCAATGTTGGTAAGCGGTAATAGCATCTTCCTATTCTCGCCAGACGGAATGATTGTTCCTTCAGCTGATTCTTCAGCATCACAATTAGGAACAGACGGCAACCCTGTTGAAGCAACAGCCGATACGCCAGTTCCGCAAGAGAACGAACAGCCGGAAAAAGAACCAACTGAAAAAGAAGACGAAACTGTCAGAGAAGAAGTCGCGGCTGAAGTTAAAGCATTTATGAAGTGGGCTAACAAGGGTCGCCGTAGCAGAGATTTTGAGTTCAAGACTTTAGATTCTGTTGTTGCTGATGCGTTGAATCGTTGTGCTATGGAAGGCGACCTCGAAACTGCTAGGTCATTGGCGAAAGCCTATCTTTCATGAACTGGGGCGCTCACAAGGCTGACGGGCGCATAGCGGCTAAGAACTCGGTAAAGATACGGGCGGCAATCCGTCAATCTATCGACGCTGAACAAGTGTTCAAGGATTACCAAGATACACATCCTTATGTGAGTGATGACATTACGCAAGACCGCGCTCGCGCTCGCGCGTGGGCAATGCTCCATGTGCAGACAAATAAAGAACCCATCAAAGCCGCACTTATTAAGGTTTATGCCGATGGCTTTGTGCTGGGACAAGCTTCTGCGAACGAAGCCGTTGCCAAAGCGCGAACCGCGCAAAAGGCAGACGATGTTTATGTGGACTGGTCTAACTGGAAACCCGGAAACCGCGCCGCCGCGCTTCTTCTGCGACCAACGGGTGCGTTCAAAAGATTATTAGATAAGGCTGGAATTACTAGCGACAGCATTGCTAAGACAGGATACGAACGCATAGGCACAGCGCTCGCGGATTCTATCGCCGCAGGTCTCAGCCCACAACGAGCCGCTAAAGTGCTTACAGAAAAGATTGGAGACCCTGCTCGTGCTTTGACTATTGCCATCACCGAACAAAATCGTGCTATTTCTGCCGCAACAATAGAGCGCTATCAAGACGCAGGACTGCAACAGGTGGAATGGTCGGGCGCCAACCCTTGCGATATATGCGCTCCGAACGACGGAGAAATTGTTACAGTCGGGCAAGCTTTTACAACAGGAGATACGCAACCGCCCGTGCATCCTAATTGTAGATGTGCTTTACTACCTGTTATAGACGGCATGGTTGATGATTACTCTTTAGGGCAAGATTTCATTGACGCGGCGATGTATGATTAGCGATAATTCAAGGAGATTCTATGGCTGATGGTTTTGTTCCACCACAAGAGGTGCGGAATAATGCGAAACGCGGTTTAGAACTTCGGGAAAAACATGGTCGCGGTGGAACTGCGGTCGGCGTAGCGAGAGCGCGAGATTTATCTAATGGTAAGGCGATACCATTAGACACCATCAACAGAATGATTTCATATTTTGCTCGACATGAAGTTGACAAAAAAGGAGAGGGATGGGGTGTCGATAGTGCTGGCTATATTGCTTGGTTATTATGGGGCGGCGACGCTGGCAAGTCATGGGCTAATAAAATTAAACGAGAACAAGAAAACAAGGAGAAGTCCATCATGGGTAATTTGACCACAGCTTATTTCGAGATAACCAAATCGGACAGGCAACCTGATGGAACACTCATGGTTTATGGTAAGGCGACCGACGATTCATTAGACATCGACCAGCAAATTTGTGACCCTGTATGGCTAGATCGCGCAATGCCGGACTGGTTTAAATCAGGCGGCAATATTCGCGAACAACATTCTGCTATTGCGGCAGGTGTCGCTAAAGAATACGAGAAGAAGCAAGACGGACACTACATTCACGCGCTCGTCGTTGACCCAGTATCTGTTAAAAAAGTAGATACAGGCGTTCTCAAAGGTTTTTCAATCGGTATCAAATCTCCACGCGTTGTGCGTGACCAGAAGGCAGCGAATGGTCGCATTATTGACGGACAAATTGTTGAGGTATCTCTAGTTGATAGACCAGCCAATCCAAACTGTCAGTTAGTCTTAGCGAAGTCCGTAGATGGAGAATCAGATATGTGGAAAGTAGAAGAATTGGTTGAGCCGAAAAGCGCAACCGCTTTGATAACAACTGCGAAATCTATTGCAGGCGATATCAACAAGTTCGACCAGAATCTCTATGATGCGGCTCGCCAAGCATTGGCACAACTCATCGTTGTTGAAGCTAATGAGATGACAGAAGGACACAACGAAGAACAATCAATCGCACATCTCCTTTCCGCAGTTCATCACCTTTTTGCTTGGTATGCAGGTGAAGAAGCAGAAGGCGAAGTCACAGAAGCCGGAGAGGACATCGAAATGGCGGCTAAGAAAGAACCAGAACCAGACGAGATGAAAGATTCTCATATTAAATCAACAGTCGGTTGCGACTGTGCAGGTTGCGAAAAATGCGCCGCCGCAGGTGGTTGCTCGGACAAGATGTGCAAAATGCACGACGGAAAATCTATGATGAAGACTGCTGAAGAAGCAGATACAGAGAAGTCCGCTGATGTCCACAAGTGTCTTGAATGCGGTTGCGGAACTCCTGCGACAACACATGGATTAGAAACTATCCGTGTAGCAGGTGGCACAGCAGGAGCGGAATACAGCCATGTATCGACCGCCACAATGATTACGCCTGACCAAGTTGCTGGTGTTGCTTTCAACGCAACAGTTACAGATTCACAGGCTCTTATTAACGCACAGTTAGGTAGCAAGTCAGCAGAAGGCGAAGAAGTACCTGCTGAAGCAACCGAAGAAGCTTCTGAAGAAGAAGCACCTAAAGTTTCTGATGAGGAATTGTCAGAGAAAATCGAAGCCATCGTAGAGAAAGCAGTAAAAAGCGCAACGGAGAGTCTCAAATCTGAGATAGCCAATCTTAATTCCGCAAAAGAGGCGGCAGTCAAGAAGGCTGTGGGATTAGAAACTGAGTTGACAACTGCCAAGTCACTTGCGGTTGGCGGTGGTCCTAAGAGAACCATCAAGCCAGTAGATTACGCGTCAAATGATTTATTGGTAAAAGCCGCAACATACAAGGCTAAAGCAGACGCATCAACCGACCCAGACTTGACTAAGGGATACAAGATTTTGGCAGAAAAGTATTTTGCCGAAGCCGCTGCCCTTACAGAGTCAAACTAACCGAAAGGAAATACCCACATGGCCGAAATGCCACGCGCTAAAGACCTGTTCGGCGATGCAACTCCTATTGAAGCAGCACAGAAGATGGAAGAATATACCGACTTGCTCGGTAAGGCTCTATCTAGCGCTTCTTCAGTTCCGGGACAAGCACCTGCCGCAGACCCAATCTCTGCAATGGAATCACTTGCTTCAAGCAAGTCTTTGACTCCAGATGCACTTGCTGGATTAAACAACGCACTCGCTTCACAGCGTGTTGCAATGCAGGACATCCAGAAGGAAATCACACTCACAGTTCCTCTTTCAACATCATTCGCGGCGTTCGACTTGGAAGCACCTTCCAAGCTTCTAACACCACGCCCAACACCATTGCGTAACCGCATTCCTCGTAAGAAGGGTGTCGGTACATCACACCGCGTAAAGCGTATCCTCGGATACACAGGTACAGGTACTGGTGGAGTTGGACAGACTTGGCCGGGAATTACTGAAAGCACAACAACTGCTTTTGGTTCAATTTCTTACCAACGCGGTCCACAGATTACATATGCTGCTGATGACCTAGTCTTGCCTTACAACTCATACTCACTATCTGATGCAGTTTCATTCGATGCAAACTTCTCAGGTATGGGTTACCAAGACCTTCGTCAGTTATCTTCAACTTCGACACTTTATGCAACAATGTTGATGGAAGAACGCATGATGCTTATGGCTCGCGGAACTGCTTCTGGTTATTCAGGCGCACTTGCACAGCCAGTTATCGCATCAGCAACTGCTGGCGCAAAGGTATCAACAGAAACAAACCTCGCTAACGGACAGTACATTATTTTCGTAACTGCTAACGCAGGTATCGCATCTACTGGTTTCGGTGAATCAATCGTTTCTGCTCAGGCTGCTGAAACAACTTCAGGCGGACAAATCATTACAGTTACACTTTCAGCACCAGTAGTTGGCGCTCTTGGTTACAACCTTTATGTTAAGTCAGGCGCTCAGGCAACAGCAACATATCAGGGTACATTCCAAGGTCTATCTGCTCGTCTTGTTGGAGCAACTTCTGTCAGCACACCTAACACAATCGTTTATTCGACAACAGGTGCTCTTGTAACTCGCGCAGCAGCAGATACTTCTGCTTACGCAACAGGTTACGATGGAATTCTCCCAACACTTCTCGGTCCAAACACAGGTTACAACAACGCTATTAACGGCGCGTTTTCAACCTCAAACCCAGGAGTCGAGTTCCAGACTGTATTCGCTAATCTCTACAACAGCGTAAAGGCTGACCCAGATGAGGTTCTCCTCAATGGCGCAGACCGCAAGCAGTTGTCAGATGCAATCAAGTCAGGTTCAACTGCGAACTACCGCTTGATGATTGATAATCCGGGAACAGACGGAGTCACATACGGTTCTGTTGTTACAGGACTACAGAACGAAGTTACAGGAAAGGCAGTTAATCTAACTGTTCATCCTTGGCTTCCACAGGGTGTAGCACCAGTTATGTCTTACACTCTCCCAATTCCAGACACTGAGGTATCAGATGTATGGGCGAACTTCTTGGTACAGGATTACATGGGCATTCAATGGCCAGTAACTCAGTTCCAGTATGAGTTCTCAACATACTTCCGTGGAACATTCTTCTGCACAGCCCCAGCATGGAACGGAATCGTTTCAAACATTTACAACGCATAAAAGGCATGAGGACGGGGGAGAGTCAGCAACGGCTCTCCCCCTACTTGTAGGAAGGGAAATAAATGCCAAGAATTGTGGCGCCAGATAAAGGCGTGAAAGAAACTGTTGTCGGCGGTAAGACTTATAGCGTTGACAAAAAAGGTATTTACAATGTTGAAAGTCCTAGCGCAATCAGGGCTATGAAGGCGGAAGGTTTTTTCGAAGCTTCTTTAAATCCATATTCAAGTGGTGACCGCGCGAGAGGATTTACTTGCGTAGAATGTGGCTTTGATGGTTGGTTTCGCAAATGTGGGCGTTGCGGACACGAATCTAACGCGATACAAACAGACGGAGATTAAATGGCAATCGGCGTAAGTGTAAACACCTTTAACGAACAGCCATATATCACTATCGCTGAATTCAAACAAGCACCTACCGCAATAGACATTGACAATCTTGTTGTTGGTGGCAATCTAGCGGCACAAAATGCTGAATTAGAAAACGCTATTTTCCGCGCATCTTCTTACATGGATGAATACTTTAACCAAAATTTATGCGCAAACACCGAGACTGAAACTCAACGCGTGCGCGTGAGTAACATGGGTTATCTCGCTGTTCACCCAACTAACGACCCACTTATTGCTGTGCGTGAATTTCTCTACGGCACAGACCCAAACAATCTTTATGCGCTCAACGACCCGACTACTATTTGGTTTGAAGACCAACAATTTCTTGTTCCAGTAGCGCCTTTGAGCGCCACACAATACTCATCGCAAGGTCCATTAGGATTCTATGGGTTTCCACCTAGCGGACGCGCTTGGGTTTATTGCCAATACACATACGACGCTGGTTTCGTAAATAATCGAATTGCCACAGCGGTCGCA